ATCATTTTAACTCAGAAGTACGCATACATCTGAGCCCTGGCTGGTACATATCACAATGCATCATAGATAGATTGGATGTACAACTTGAAGTCATCATATTTAATCCACCTTTGTGGTCGCTTGAACTTAGTCAAGATGTCGACCACATCATGCGCATAATTTTGAACAGTTTGAACCAATAAACGCATATTGGTAATTCGAGGCATTTTTTATGATTAGCTCCTCAAAAGCGTCAAGTTGCCCAGGCAGAAGCAGGACATCATGATGCTTCAGAACGAAGCTACCATCCCGAGTGGTTAAATCCCGAACTATGCTCTCGTATAGCAGCTGTACGTCAGCATGAGAGGGATCTTTGCTCGGATAGACTTCACCGGCAGCAGCATAAATCTCGTACCTAGACATTCCAGACACCGTCCAATCAACTACACGAAAGTTGCCTACTTCAGTAGTTGATTCGACGATAGCTTTGAACCTTCCTGGTCCGCTTTCAAACCCATTCATACGCAAGATGTTTTTGTCCCCCAACCGCGAAGCAAAGACATCCCCACCCAAATATGATCCTTCATTTATCCCTGTATATAGGATCGTAGTCCTATACACATCACCAATTTTCTCGGTTTGAGTAATCTCAACTCGAGCATGCACTGGTAGGACTTCCTTATTCGCAAGACTTTTAACCAAATTCCTCTCAAAGAAGTTGGCAGCGTTATTCTCCACCTTGCTCACAGTTTTGTTGAGCCAGTCAGAGAGTTTGCCTTGTCCAAGCAGTTGCATATCATTATAAATGATATTAATCTCCGTGTCTAGATAGTCAGTGCTTGATCCACGTAGTACTGACTCACCTAGCTCTGGGAGACTAATAACGTCGGGTTTGTTCTTGAAATCCGACACGACACGTTTCGGCATAAATGACAACACATCTAGTTTCTCATCCCCACGCTTCAGAAGTCCATATTCATACCTACAGACTGCCGCATACTGACACCAGGACATAAAGGCATTAGCCACCGAATGGTAATCAATGCCCTGTTTGTCTGGGTCAGCAATGGAGATAATAGATCCGATGGTTACCACGATCGCTCCGAGCAATGGCATTCCGAGTGAGATGACTCCACCTATGCTTGAGACTACTCCTGCAATCCTGTGCGCACGTGTGGGCTCCATCAAGCGTTCCATCGCATCGATTCGATTCGATATATTGCTTAGCATTGCGGCCACTGAATCTAATGAAGCATTCGCTTTAATTAGATACGCTGAATTGCGAGAAATTTCAGCGTTATACGCGTCCACAGTAGGGTTTTTCAAAGGGCTTGTGAAGTAGCTCACCTTGATGAATGAGCCACTTGGTACCTCATATATAGAGGAGTTCCCCTTATAATATATCCTGCTATTTACGATCACATACGAATTAACGCCGGTGTTATAGTCGTCTACGAAAACATCAGCGTGATCTATGGCCGTAAAGTTTATTTTTCCAGGTACGTACGTGGCGTAAGGGCGAGCCTCAACGTCATACGACGTTACATTCCAATAGGCCTTCATCGTGGCATAGACATAATTTCCCACGGTCTGGCTGGTGGACTGGTGCCAGTCCACTGATGACATATTAACGGAATCACCAGATATGAAAGCGGCATCAGGCGATCCATTCATCACGTAGATCCACATGTCAGAGGGAAGCTGACTGGTGATATCCACGCTTGATATAAGCTTTAAACAATTAGTCCCGGACGTTGAGGTATAACTTATGACATCAAAATCGGTGACAAAGCTATACACATCATCGCCGTGGTGTATCTTAAACACACAATTTTGAATCACCTCTCCTCCTAAAGCAGGAGTGGCGTCATCAAGATTGATGGTCATGGATACAAGTACAGGCGTATTTGCCTGAGCTTTAAGCCCAGGACATGCATCATTATCCAAGGGTGTTAACTTACTCAGCATATTATGCGCAGAAGGCGACAGACTAAGCTGCAGAGTTGCGTTAATCCAGAAAGGCGCGTCAGGGGCAACCACCGAAGCAAAGTTCAGTTTGTAGCCATCCGAATAGACATAGTCAACCGTTACTTTCTGGGGGTTCATAAGTCCAGGTACATTTATCATTAAGTTCAGGTTTCGGTCACCCTTAAGTCCATGTCCCAGTATGTCAGCTGAGTAAGAGTGGACGGTAGATGACGCAAGCTGTGATGAGTCACAACTTACAGGTATACTCATGCTCTTGTCTTGGGGCGATCCCTCGCTGTAGTCAACTTGGCAGTGACCCGCAAGACTAGTGCTCAAGGTTGTATCATCAGCTGTAAACTCATTCGACACGGTCAATACTGTCCCAAGAGAAAGTAGATCGGTAGAATCGGATGTGATTACATCATTCGCTAATTGGGGGGTAGCGGCGGATAAGGCTGAAATGTTGCTTTGCATGGTTAGCAGACGTGGTCTCAAGACATCGGTCTTTGAGAATACCGTCGACGAAGTTCGGTCGTACACCGACCTTAACGTATCAACCTCGCACTCAGTAATATATCTAAGCACGTCTAAAACGTATGAATTATATATAGCACAGATATTACTATCCGCACTAATTCCGCTCGGTTGATAGATGAATCGTCCATCAAGATACGGCACACCATCGACAGAGCAGAATCCATCAGTTATTGTGTTACGCGTCGTGGACGCGCGTCTAGCTACGTCAAATATAACGTACTTGTCGGTATATTCAAGACTGTGGCCTAGAAACTTTTTTATGTTGTCATGACTAAGATAGAAAACCTCTCCGACTGAATCTTGACTAAATCTCAATATCAGCAAGGAAGGCGCGAAATCATCAGGAACGATGGATTCGCCTATCATAGACAGTTGCCTGGTCTCGACGGTTTCACCAAGCACATTGACATACATAGTCATGTTTTCGTGCCTAACATGCACTGAATACAATTCATCTCCGTCGGCGTATACTACGGAAGAAGTGTCCTCAGTGATGGTTGACACAAAGCAAGCAGGGTGAATAGGTAGGACTATCTCCTGCTCATGCTTATCATCAAACACATTTTTCATGTTAACGTTAATGGAGTCAACCATCATGGACTGATCTCCTGTAATCATGAAAGGTAAGATAGGATATACGCTGGCACCCACATAACCAGTTAAGTCTAAAACTAACTGCTTGAAGTACCCAGTCAATAACATAGTATTTCGCTCTATGTTAAGGACCGAAGTTTGATAATCTGCTAAGACTGCGGCACGGTCGGCATCCGTAGTCTTTAGTTTGCTAAGTTCATTTTGGGCCTTCTCAATCCCAATAGATAACGATTTCATCATATTGGATAGTTGAGCAATGATCAACTGATCATCGCGCTCCATATTAGTAAGCATATTTGTGAGATTCCGGACCGTAACCAGTCCATTGCGGATATCTCGAATCAGATGTTCACGGTTTGGCACGTCCCGGAACACATTGTACACATCCCAAACATTTCTGACGTCGTTAGGATAAGCCATGGCGAGGTTTTGCC